CCTCATGTTTGTACTTGTATTTAAATATATCCTCAGAAAACTTGTTTCTAAATTGAGGGTTTGTATTAGATTTAAATGATGACACGGTAGACTACCTCCTTCTTCCATTAAGTTGTATTATATTAAAACTCTCTAATCCATCTACATCATATAGTAAATCGTTTAGAATATCCTGTAACTCCTGTGTTATATTACCATCAGTAGGTACAGGAAAGCTATCGTTATCTACTGTTATAGATAACTTAAATGTGCATCTACTATTTGACATAGTTAATACTCTGTGCGATGTCTGTCTCTAACTCTTCATTCTCTATGTTTTCAATTAGATTATCTAGATACCATCTAGCTTTCTTCAAATCCTCAATAGGCTTTCCTTTATAGTCAAAACGCCATAGGTATTTCATTATATTACCTTGTAAGTAATACTTAAAGTACTTACCTGTAGATGCCTTGATAGCGTCAATACATTCTATACCGCTTTGATTATAGTGGGGTGGGTTGTTAACCATGTCTGAGTCCTCTAGTAGCTTCATTAATTACTCTCCTTTAATGCTTAGTTGTAGGGGGAAAGGGAACAACTACAGAGTCTTTGTACTTCTCTATCCATTCCTCTTTACGCTTTCTTTCCATGTCCTCGTAGTTATCGTAGTATCTTTCTAAGAGGAAGTCTAGTTCATCGAATGGTAATGTAGCTACAGCACACATAGCCTTTAATATATCTGTAAGAGTATCGTGACCATCCTTAGATAGGGAGCCATTATCTTTATGTACTAGCGGATATATATCAAACTCAACAGTACCTTCTTTAGTGTCTTCACTTTTTACTCTTAGTAGTATGCACATTTCGTTTTCGTTTAGTTGTATGTAATCTTTTGGCATTATTGTTTACTCCTTTTTTCTTCTCCGCTATCCATTCTTCTGGGATACTCTGGTCTGCAAATTTAAACCCGTACTTGTTACACCAATCTGCATACGTAGTCTTACTACCTTTCCTTAATTTATTTCTAGAGTTGGAGAATACAAATCTTAAATCTAATTTAGGGTATTGATCTTTAATCCATATATGTTTCTGTCTATCTTGTATAGTAAAGAAACCTTTAGTCTCTACTACTATACCATTAGGTAGCCAGAAGTCAGGTGTATAGTTCCTCTTCTTCTCAGGCTGAAGAAAGGGTATCTTCTTTATCTCGTAGCAATCTACTATATTTAAGAACGCTAGTTGTTCAGCTACCCTTTCCTCTAGGCCAGATCTAAAGCCGTGTCTTATCCTATAGTCCATCCAGTATACTACTACTAGTTACCTACACTAACATCAGATTCATCTGTGTTATTAAGTTGTGTGTATGCTACTATAGGTTTGCTCTTAGCCTTAGAGAACACTGACTCTCTCTCCTGTAAGTTAGGCCAACAACTGAATCTATATTTACACCAAGAGCATTCCATCCCTAGCTTTCTATTGCCAGTAATAATCCTGTTAAATGTCTCAGGCTCATCATCAAAGCATCTTTTGAAGGGTGCATCTGATTCCAGAACATCTACTTTATCTTTTGCTTCAGCTAATATACTGTCTACTTCATCTTCAGTGTCTGTGCTTTCTATTCTATTAAGCTCTCCAGTAGCAACATTCAATGCCCATATACCACCAGCAGGTTTGCCCGTAGCAGATGCGTATATCTGTAGCTGAGTTACGTACCCAAAGGAGTCCTTATCTTTTAAAGAAGACCAGCTAACAAATTTATTCCTGAAGGCATAGTCAGAGCAAGATTTAATATCATCTACCTTACCGTCAAAAGCTAGATCAGATTCTCCAGTTATAGTATGCTCCCCTAACTTAGTAGTTAGTTTCTGTGAGGAAACATACCCACCTATACCCGACTCTTTTATTACACCCTTCAGTACAGCCTCAACTATATCACCTACCATCATACGTAGTATAAAGTTATACGATGGCTTTACATACTTAGTTCCTTTCTTTTCCATTTGTAACTGACACAGTGGCCTACCTAGATTAGATGGTCTAGCAGAGAACTCTCTTCTATTCTCAGGAGAAGCAAACTGTTTACGTAATGCATCAGCTACATCATTGCATACGGTGGAGATGGTGTCCTCCGTCATGGACACCTCCCCTTCCATATTTTTATGAAGCCAAGTTAATACTTTAGCTAACTTCATATCCATTAAGTTGACGCTCCTTCTATATGTATTTCATTACTGTCAATACTATTAAAGGCGTTGCTAGATGAACCCGTATGCCTATCCATAACCCACTTATTTATCTGTGCTATATGCTCACCAAACCTAGTGTACAGCCCAGTAGTATCCTCATCTATGGCGTAGACAGTATCGTCTTTTACAGATACATCTATGTCATAGTATGTGACACCACCCTTTACCTTCTTACTCTTCAGTACAACTGACCTAGAGTTTGGCATAGTCCTACGCTTTTGAACCATGTCTAAGAAGAACCTAGATAATGTCTTACCTGATGTCTTACCAGACAGTTCCATCTCTATAGGCACAGTGGTCTTTACCTTCTCACCACTCTCATTAACACCGTCTACAGTAGCCTCACCATAGAAGATGATCATAAGTCTGCAAGATTTAATATACTCCTGCCGATCTTTAGCCAGTGAGTTCCAATCCTTAATATACTCTAAAGGTCTACCGCATTGGAAACCACCATCATCAGAGGGAGCCTCATCCCGTGGCCCTTTAACTAATACAGAGTGTGTGTATGCACCCTGTACCTTAGTGCCATCCTTGGTGGTACGCTCTGCTAGGTTATCATACCGCTTGTAACGATACCTATGTTCGTAGTATCGGAAGGATATTTCTTTTGCGTACAACTTACCTTCCTCTGTCTGTATAGAGAAGTGTCCTGCTGGGCATAGTATATCCCCACTATCATCCTCTACGTTCTCTCGCTCAATACGTAATCGGGCTAGGTTACTTGAACTACTTGACCCATCAGAGTCTCCCAAGTTCTTGGCTAGTTCCTGTAGCATCTGCTCGTCAATCGTTGTCATCTCAGTACTCATATATGGTACTCCTTTCTCTATTATGCTATCATAAGATAGATAGTTATACTAAATTGGCTAGATTTGTCAAGACATATTTAACCAATTATCTCCTGTTTTTGTTTCAATAATTAATGGTACATTCATATTAATATTATAATACAAATGGATACGTTCTTTTGTTGAAGTGGGTGACAGTATATCCTCTACTAATTTTCTTACGGCATCCACCTCTTCATTTATACAATCCAGTAGCACACTATCATGTACAGTATTTACTATTGTACTTTTTAATTTGTTTTTTAGCAAGGCATCTCGTAGTGCTACCAAACACAAAGGTACTATGTCTGCTGTTGCGAGTGCCTGTACTGGATAATTCTTTATCTTAGTTGCATTGGTTGATCCTCCTGTCTTTGTTCTACGTGCATCAGGAAATGAGAACTGCCTTCCCGTAGGTAGAGTTATAGTCTTAGTCTTTATCGCCTCTGTCTGTAGCCTATCATGCCACTTACGTATACCGTAGTACTTCTCTATGAAGTGTATATTATATGCTCGTTCAGCAGGTGTACCACTCATGGCTCCATACAGAGGTGCAAAGGTTCTTCCTTTAGCATCCTGTCTACTGGTAGGCTGACCCTGCTCAGTAAGATAGTCTGCTGTATATGTATGTACATCAAAGCCTGTCTCTATTTCATCCATTGCAATCTTATCTTCAGATAAAAAAGCCGCTACCCTAAACTCTAACTGTGCAAAGTCAAACTCTAGCAGAGTACCCTCCGTACCATACCTAGATACAAACGCCTCCTTGACAGGGAACGTATTGCCTCTAGGCATATTCTGCATATTGGGTGAGGAAGAAGACAGTCTGCCTGTAGATGTACGACACTGATTGAACTCAGCGTATAGCATACCCTCTATTGTTCTCTTACGTATACCATCTACAAATGATGACAGGTATGTCTCTACTGCACCTAGTCTTATTATCTTCTCTAAGAACTCAATAGCATCAGCGTGTTTGTTTGCATTGATAGTAGCCAGTTGTTTGCTCAGTATTTTTAATTTAGTTTTATCTGTACTGAAGCCATTGGCTGTAGCCCAAGTAGAATCAGGTGGGAATATGTTAAGCCCTGCTGTCTCACTTGTCTCAAAGTATCTCATACCACTACCACCACAGTACGAACAGGTGTGTTCATTCTTGTAGAGTGAGCCATCCTTACGTACCTTACGTAGTCTGCCCGTACCATTGCAGTGATTGCAGTGTGATGCTATTGTTTTTTTTATTTTTTTACAGCCTTTCCTAACCATGTCTTTGAACTTAGCACTAGCTATCTTAGGTCTGAATGGTCTGTCTAGCTGATATAACATGGCATGGTTTTTTTTATCTCTAGGCACGTATGAGAATACCATAGAAGATATTTGCTCTGGACTACTTAGGTTGATAGGTGTATCGCCCATGTACGAATGCACCATCTCTTGTAGTCTGCGAGTCAGTTCTTTTTTCTCCATGCGATAATCAAACTCAACCTCATCTAACTTTGCTACATCAATAGCCAAGCCTTTGTATTCTATTTCTGATAGACACATACACATATTGTTTGTAAGGTTTACTGTAGCCATCAGGGTTGTACCTGCTAACTCTTTTAGCTGATCTACGTATAGGTCACGGGTAGCACGTATGTCTGCTCTCCCATACTCCTCTACTATATCCCACGGCATAGCCTCATAGCCTATACCTTTATCCCAATACTCTTTTGTTATGTCTGATTTTTTATTATCTAATCCTCTGCGCTCACATGAGTTAGCTAGGGATATAGACACACGCTCACCTCTTGCAAGTATGTACTCGCCTATCATTGTGTCGTACACCATGCCATTATACTCTATGCCTGATGCCCATAGCCACTGTAGGTCATACTTTATATT